CTAGAAGTAGTTAATGTTTATTTTCTCTTTCCCTTCTACGATAACTTCCTTTACTAACACTCGTATTAAGGACTTTTTTACATCAAAAGTTATTCTATCTTCTTTAGATATTAACTCATTTATAGTTTCTTTTATCGAATCTATATCACGATCATTTTTGTTTTTGTTGATTTCTTTTTCTACTTCCATTAATCTTTCTTCTGCCTTACGTTGTTTATCCTGTAGTTCCACTATTTCTTTTTTTAATTCTTCTTCATCCAAATCATCGCTAATGGCAAATAAGGAATATAACTTCTTCCTTCCTTTTTCTGCTTTTTTAATATCCTCTTTTAATTTTTCAGCTTGTTTTAATTCCATAGATACGTCCTTAGTGTTGTCGTATTTAAATAATAATTCTGGATTATACACAAATTGCTCTACGTCTTTCCAGACTTCTTCATCTAATTTCTCCATCTTAATGTCCAACACGCAACCAGGATGTTTTGCACCTGCATGGCTTTTTCTATCTGTGTATATAAAATGTGGTTTCCCCCACCATGTTGTCTTTGTACCAACCATTGTGTTACCGCATGTACCACAACGTAGCAAACCACTTAATAAATATTGGTTAACTGCGGCCTTAGCGTATCTTCTTCTGGATTGTTTTAATAATTCCGCTGCTTCTTCATATTGTGTTCTTTCTATTATTTGAGGAATGTTTATAGGAATCCATTCCGACTTATCACGATGCCTCATTTTAATTTTATTGTCTGGATTATCTGTGTACTTGTTTCTTATCATACCTTCTGTGTTCCATTTGTTTTGGTAATAATCGCCTGTGTAGCTTTCATTCATAAGTATTTGTCGTACTACTTGTCTATGCCAAACATCTTTGCCTGTTTTAGTTTTAACACCTTTTGCGGTTAATTCCTTTGCTATGCTATTCATGCCTATTTGTTCTACTACAAATTTATGAAAAATCATCTTTACTACTGATGCTTCATGTTCATTAACAACGTACATAGCTTTTTCCTTGTCATAATCATAACCATACATTTTATGGTTTTTAACTATTTTTCCTTCTTGTGCTTTTCTTTTCCGACCACTACTCATACGTTCTGTTATCTTAGCTTTTTCGAATTCAGAAATCGCACCACGTAGAGAGTAAAATAATTTGCCTTCTGGACTGTCTGCATATTCGCCATTTATGTAAATTATGTCTACACCTTTACTGCGAAATTCATCATCTATGATTAATGCGTTCATTAGCTTACGGCTTAATCTATCTGGATCATAACAATATACTTTAGTGATACGATTCCCTTTCACATCTTCTCTAAGTTTAGTTAGTGCCGGGCGCTCTAAAAACTCCCCACTGTAGCCATCGTCTACATATTCTACAATTTCTTTAGTATTCGCCTTCCTTCGACATTCTTCTATCTGGTTTCTTAGACTGTAACCTTTGGTCGCTTGTTCTTCTGTTGAGACTCTCCCGTAGAGCGCTATCATTATTTATCACCTCTCGTAAATAATCATAGCACTTAAAAATTTGCTTGTCATCAGGAATCTTGTTTCTTGTGACATGCACCTAGCATCACCTCTTTATATATGCTATGCATCAAGGTTTGTCCATTATTAAGCTAAAAAAAGCGACTCATATTTCATGAATCACACATCCTTTCCACATACTAGCCCTTTCTGGTGTACACACAACTTCTAACCGTAATCCGAATTCCTTGTATCTCTGAATCCTTTCTAAATTAGCTTTCTTTTTCTGTTTACGATCCACCTCAAATTAAAATAAAAAAGAAGGGAATCACATCCCTTCTTTACTAAAATGAAAAGTTATACTCAAGTTTTCCCGAAAGCTCATCATATGAACCATTTTTGTGTACTGGACTAAAAATCAATCTCACATCATTTACATCCGAACTAGACATTAAGTATCCGCCAAGGTATTCCACCTCTACTCCTGCAAAAATATCATATACAAACTCTCGAGAAAGGAAGTCGTCGTTTCCGTCGACTTGTTCGCTTTTATCTGCTACAACATTTGTTAATCTGTGCCATGTTATATCATCATCGCTTGTGTTTTTGGCGTTATATTGAAGTTGAATGTAAGTGAAATCATTAGATATCTCTTCGTTAAAAAATTGTTCCAAAGAGACCTTCATTTCATCCGAAATATCAAACATTTTTATTAACTTAGCATCTATTACTTTTAATGATATTGGTCCGTGGTCTAATGTTTCATTTATTTCTTTCGTCTTTAAAAGTTCCACACTGTACAACCCTTCATTAACTACATCCCCGACTTCATTTAGTTCCTTATTATCTTTATCGCTACTTGTTTCTTCGACTTCCTGCTCGCTTTTTTCATCCCCTGTTTCACTTGTTTTATTTCCTTCTATTCCATTAGTGCTATCGTTTTCAGCGGACCCATTGTTGTTGCAAGCTACTAAGAACAAACATAAAGTGAACAATATAACTAAAACAACTTTCCTCATACTAAACTCCCCCTAATTTCTTTTTCTATATATTACCATACCATAAACACAGTACAAAAGTTTCATTATTTTTAGTTTCATGAATCAATAAATAATGTGTTTCAACCCTTTTTTAACACATTCATTAGCCAACTTTTCTTTACGTATATCAGATAATGAATACCATATTAGTGTAGGCGTGTGTTTGTAGTCTTGAAATATAGCCTTTGACAAACTCTTGTATTGTTTTATTTTTTCTATATTCGTTTGCATTTTTTGTCTATTATCTATCTCCACAAAATGAAATTCATTACCTTTACGAAAAATCGCATCTGGTATTATCTTCCGATCATCTCCCCATGTTATCGGTTGTTCTTCCTTCCAATTCTTAGGCATGTTCAGTTTTATATATAAGTCATTCCGCATGATTGTATGGGTTAGTCTATCTTTGCTTAAATCCCCTTTATGCGATCCTATGACACCCTTTCCTTTGTTACTGACATAGTATATTTTTTGTTCTGCTCTTATACTGCTAATGAGTTTATCTTTTTCCATTTCATGCAAGATCCTGTGAGCGTTTCTATCCCCTCCTAATTTTTCAATGACCTGCAACTGCTTTCTTGTTGCATAATTCAAATCATCCAAAGTGGACAGTATTTTTTCTTGTCTTCTGATCTTCCTTTGAACTTGGATCATTTTCATACCTCCCTATTCTTTCCCATATTTCCTTTTTGCTTATAAAAGGGGTTTGAACGATATAGTCGTCTACGGTCTTATAAATCGCCCTACCCTTGCATTCTAATTTTTCTGCTCCTGGTTGATCCACAGCTACACCAGATTGAACAGACGTAGCTAACCGGAACGAAACTCTAGCCAATGCATTAGCTTTTATTTGTGGATCAAGGATTTCTTTAGTTGGATACTGTGTACCGTAAATCATTTTATAACCGATTTGTCCAGCAACTCTGGCAATGTGATTTAATATTTGTTGGCATTTTTTCGTATACTCTTTATCTTCATCACTCATACTTTTATCAGGTTTAAGTTCTCCTGCTTCATCAATGATTATAAACTTCCTTGTTGGTATGTTGGCTTCTTTTGCATTTTCAGCATCGATCGACCTCAAATAATCCATATCTTTATCGATGCTTTTTTTAACTTTTTTAAGTGCATTGGCTGATTCTTTGTAATCTCCCGCAATAGCTTTAACCTGTTTTAAATTCCTGTACCGATTAAAAGCTAACCTCCCTTTCAAGTCTAAAATATAAAATTCTACACCGTTTGGATTGTTTTCTATTAGGTGAGTCATCAGCATACGTAAAAACACTGTTTTGCCCCATGTTGTTGAACCTGCTACGATCATGTGCGGAATATCATCGAAATCGTGATATACAGAGCCGTCATAAGTTTTCCCGATTGGTACAATCCATTTACCTTTAGACTCAAAAGAATCGTATGAGTAATTGTTATTTAGCTTAGAATGATATACCTTGATGTGAAGTTTCCCATTAGCAAACGACACTTTAACAGGTTTGTTTAATACCTTTTCAAGTACTTCTAATTTAGGATCGTCCACCAAACCATAAGGAACATGATACGTATAAAGTGTGTGGGTAGTGCTTTTATGTGTTTTGAATAACTTAGGTTCTTTATCCTTTACTACATACCCGATGTTTTGGAATGTATGTTGTATTTTTTCCTTCTCCGTTTTGTTCCACTTTTTCGCTGCGTAAATAATGAAAGCGGCCAAGCCTCCACCTATCACATAATCCATATTCTTTTCCACCTTCTTTCGTAGATTCATTCAATCTGCATTCATTTGCATATACCGATACCGTTATAACAAGACATTAAAAGGGGTAGACATGAGATAATAATAGTGTCATATACGAGCGAAACCAAGAAAAAATAAGCGAGTATTAGGGAAGTCTTGTATACATGTGTGAATGAGATTATACAAAAGAATATGCATATGAAGCTTGTTTTGATGACAAATTACTTTAAAAAATATTAAACTAATAATATAAAAGGGATTTGTGTTGCTTTTGTGGAAATGATTAAATGGTGATGAAAATGAAACTTAAAAGTAAAATTGGGTATTGGATTGATTTAAGAGGATATAAAAAGAAATGGATCGCAGAGCAATTGGGTGTTAGCCAAGTTGTGCTATCTAGATGGATTAATGACCAGTCGATACCCTCGCTAATTAACTGCTTTAAACTTTCCGATATATTAAGTTGCAAAGTAGATGATTTATACGAAAGAACACGTAAGGGGGATGAAAAATGGACTTAGATCAAGAAATTGGTAAAAGGTTAAGAGAATTAAGGGAAACAAAAGGTTTTACAACGCGTGAAGCAGGACGTAAAATCGGAGTAAGTAATTCATATGTTTCTAAAATAGAAAACGGGAGCATACCAAGTCTTTCAATTTTGCAAAAGCTATGTAATTTATATAGCGTTACAATTCCTTTTTTGCTTACCAACAAAGATGAAGCTGCTAAAAAGGTGAGCGACAATTGGTACGATTGTATAGAAAAACTAAAAGCCAATGATATTTCTCCAACACAAACTTTGAGTTATGTCGAAACCATGGTTAAAATAAAAGAATCTTTGAATCTTTCTTGATTTTCGTAAAATATACCAAACGTTCTTTGAGGTGATCTTATGAATGAGGAATTAAAACGGTTAGCACAGGATTTCATCATTCTTCCTTTTGCTGCGAAGATTTTCGAACAGGATAGAAAGCGCTTTGCAAAATTTAAGCAAGGTATCGTATATCAAAGTATGATTGATGCCGTCATAGAACGCATACAGAAAGACATGTCAGCCACAAAACAGAAATTATATACTAAGTATCACCTAGACATAAAACGAATTGGGAACACTACTTATCGCTGGAATAGCAGGGGTAATAGTGGTGTGATTGAATATTCTTCCGATGATTTAAAAGAAATGACTTCTCAAACGATGAAACGGTATATGAAAGGTACGGATTTTGAAGTAAAAGAAGGCTTCATAGATCAAGTGGATAAGCTTAAGAAAGAGAAAAACCCCCACTAATTATAGTGAGGGTTATTTTTATTATTCTACTCTAACGTATTTACTTGATGCGGTTACGTAATATACATGACCTTTACTGTTTTTGGCTTTGTATTGGTATCCATCACCAACTTTGAGTTTATCTACAATAGTCGGGAATCCATATCCTTTTTTAAGTTGTCCTACTACATATTTATCCGACCAACTAGGTTTGCTGTAAAAACGTAAGTTACCGTTATGCTTGGATTCAACGCGTTTACCGATATAATTAGCTTTTGGCTTTGATGGTTTACCCTTACGCATTTTATTAAGCAAAGCAATGTTCTGCGATGCCGTTCCTTTGTACCCTTTTATGCCATATTCAGCAGCATATTTTTTACGTGCGCTAAAGCTTGCATTCTTACCGATACTGTTTAGGTAATCAACAATCGAATTACCCTTATAATTACTAACTGTTTCTGATCCTACCTGTTGATTAGGTGCGTCAGCCGTCTTGCTACCGGTTGCCATGTTTTTAAAATCATTCCAAGAGATCCCGTCTTTTCCTGCTCTAAGTTGCGCTGGACAGTTTTTATTATAAAAATCATGATGTTGTTTAACTTTACTGATACCAAGATTATGCTTGTCCATTAAATGTCCAACTAATTCAGCAGCGTTTTGGACGGCTTTTCTGTAATCACCATCCCTGTTAATGCAGATTTCAATAGCTACTCCTGTTGTATTACCCGGGCCATTACTTCCATCTGTAGCATGCCAACATTGCACGCCATCTTCAAACGACTGTATAGCCTCCTTATCGTCAACTTGATAATGCCAACTAGCTTGTCTTGGATTGAGGTTTGTTTGTATATTAGCATGTGCTTGCGCGTTTGCCTTCGCGCTTGTATTTCCTGTTTGATGTACTACGATATAATTTACAGGATTACCATAACCATATGAACGCTTATTAACTACCGACTGGGAAACTAATTGTTTTTTTATTTTAACCATTATCGCACATCCTTTTTTGGTTTTTCGTATCCTTGCGCTCTAATCGAGTCTTTGATAACGCCCGCAGTTGTCGGATCATTAACAGCGTTATATACAGAAACAGCCACGCCAGATAGTACATAAGGATTTCTGACAGCATCAAATAAAACCTGTCCTAATTTCCCCCACGTATTTAATTCCTCATATGTGATCCCAAAATAAAGGGTTATAGGTGCTAATACTGATAATACTAATTGTGCTAAAAATACAGGGTTGCTAAAACGTACTTTCCAGTTAATGTTTTTCATTGTAATTCCTCCTTTTATTTAAGACCAAATGAAAATAATAAAAAGCCAGCGATTACTGTACCAATAATGGTAATGCCGACTTTCCAAACCGCGTTTTTATACTCTTTTAGTTGTTCTATATTACTTGCATCGATTTTCCCGTCTAATTCTTTTACTCCCGATTTAAGCTCGGACAAAGTTTCCATGATATGAGAAACACTTTGATTTGTAACCTGTTGAGTAGCTTTAACGTCATGCACTTCTTTTTCAACAGCATTTACTCTTTTCTTCAGCTCTCTTATATCCTCGACATTATGCTTGACGTTTTGTTCGATGAGTTTCACGCCAGTTGTCTCCTCTCCAACTTCCGACATACTCTCGACCCCCTACCATTGCGACATAATTTCGTATATAATATAAATAACCGCCTGTACATCTCGACCCGTACAGACGGCTAGGGGATAGTGTAGGCTATCCTTGTTTTTTCGCAAAAAAAGACTCTAAAAAGAGTCTTTACCCGCGCTGTTTGACGTACCCGAGACCATCACATTCTTCGCAATTTATGAATACGTCTTCTAATCCTGATCCATTACATTCTGGGCATTTAATACAATCTGTTGGCATTTCCACTTTCGAAAAAATACTAACAAATCCATTCACTAACTTTTTCATAAATGCACCACCCTTACCATAATTATACAATACTATTACTATTGTTACAATTATATTACATTAATGGTCACTATTCTTATCCATTTCTTCTATCTGTTGTTTTCGCAATTCTTCTAACTCCTTCGTTAACTCATCCTTTTCTTTTTGTAACTGCTGAGATACAGCCGCCTGGTAAGCTAATTTAACAGAGTAATCCTGAACTTGTTGTGATAAAGAATTTATTACAGTTTGAAATTCTATTTGTTGTTCCATATTATCCCTCCAATAATGCTACTCTTTCTTCTAATGTGTCTACATAATCAAGTACATCTTTAACACCTTTAATCGCATAGGATAGTAAAGCGTATAAAGCGAAACTGTCATACGATTCTGCATAAGTTACATCCGGCATTTCATCTATCATCATACCTAACTGTAATTTCGCACCAGTATTATCATTTATCCGATGATACGTATATACATTAGCATTACGCCAAGTATTAAGTGTGTTTTTGCTATAAACTTGGATATCTTTTTTATTTTCTCTTACTGACGTATCTGTGTTGAAGTCAAGCGCTTTAACAGGTCTATACGTTCCGGTAGTTCCTCTTACTGTTACTCGTAATTCTCCTGGATCACCAGCGGGTCTGACATAAATATGCGAACCCCCAGATAAAGCATTCTTATCAATGAAATCTCCAAAATAACCAGACGCCCTCACAGAGTTCCAGTTTTCCGTAGTATCGTTATTTACAACTCGGAACTCCCCGCCGTTTAGTGTTCCAAGGTAAAAGTGATCTTGTGAACTCTGCAAAGCATTCGGAGTTACCCTGTTAGCGAAAATTCTATCCGCTCTAACGTTTTGATAATTGCTTGTAGTTTCGTTTAATGTAACTCGTAATTCTCCACCAGATAGTGGTCTAGCATACAAGTGCGTTCCGTTGGTAGCGGCATTCACATTCCAAAAGTTACCGTACATTCCCAGACTTCTTATAGGACTATAAACATAATCATCAACCGTTCCGTCACCCGGAACGCTCGAATGCCTAACCACTCTAGCCTCTCCGTCATCCATAGGCGCTAGATAAACGTTAGCGTTAGAAGTTCCTAAAGCTGCTGACGTTACTAATGTACTGTTAGCTTGAAAACGTATATCACCGTTAGAGTTCTTTCCGTAAATACCATCAGGACTTATGCTAACAGTTCTGTTTGTGTTCAAGTCCACAAACTCAGCATCCGACCCATTAACGTGGAAATAACCCGATTCATCTATTGATGTTAAATTAAGTCCAATAATAGATTGACCAATGATTGATTCTGCTACTATACCTTCTGCGGTTGCTGCTACTTTCGGAGTAACGCCACCATCAACGCTAATCATCCAACCGTTAGAATTCATCCACATTAACTTGTTAGGATCGTTTTTATCCTGAGCTATAATTCCTTGTACACCGTTTTCGGCATTACCGAATATTAATTCCGTTTGCGCTTCTTCTAATTTACGAACTGCTGCTTGCTTTGCGGAAGGAAGTACGCTAAAGGGCATCTTTTTGTGTCCGGCTAGTATATCAGTAATATCTTTCGCTGCTGTGTTTAATCTCGATTGATACCGTTTGGTCAATCCGTCCGAACCAAACGTTAACTTTAAGTCTAATACATTACCTTTCCAGTCCTTCTTGATTGACATATTTACGATGCGTACTTCCTCGTTTAATCCGATTCGTTCGTCGATAAGGAATGTACGATCTCCTAATTCCGGTTGTCCTAATTCGTAGCCCTGTTTGCGTAAGTCGAAAATATCGGATGATACGCTAATTTGTAGTGATTCATCGACTAACGCTTTTAAACTCTCGTCCATTTTAGAGGTAGTCGTTATTTTCCCGTTTTTAATCGGCGGCGCTTCGCGCTTACCGATGATGTTAGCTAAAGGCGATGTATATTCTCGAATTAATTTCGCGTCCTGTTCTTCGCCTTCTGCGAAATCACCGTAACCTTTTGCGTAGGTATACATTGAACCTGCATCGATTTCTTGAACGATATTAGAAGCGTTTAATTTGTGACGGTACATGAACGATGTATCTCTTCCGATTTGCCTTTCGAGATAAACCGTAGTACCAACGATCCGAAACTCTACGCCATATCGATTTATCGCCTCTTTAAACATCGCTAGTCGAGTGGCACCTTCTCCGAATCCTTCCCATTGAATAGCTTCGAATTGATCGACTAGAACGAATTCATAACCACTGCTTTCGAATATAATCGAAAAACAATTAATTGCAGTCATGTGCTGATCATAACGCTCATATATGCGCTGTGTGTCGAAATCGTCAAAGAAAAGAGGAACAGCTTTGACATCTACTGTCAATAACCGCCCCTCTCCTTTACGTTTAGCGTATACGATTTTATACGTTATTCCGTCCGCTGTGATCTGCCACATTTCGGCTACGTCATCGATGAATAATTTGTTTACTTTCGTCGGTAATATCTGTAGTGATAACGATTGGTTCCCGTTTAGTTCTAAGTCCGTTGTCGTTGTAGCTTGCAATGCATATTCATCACCGTTTAAATTGCGTATTTGCATTTATTCACCTCCTAAGAGCCGATTAATTGACCTGTATTAATACGGACGTACTCACCGGTTGGTGCTAAGTTTAACATCCGTTTATCCAGAGAAGGTTGATCACTAAAAGGAGCAAATACATGTAAACTACCAATAGAGTATATTCCATTATGCAAGTCTTTCACTTGTTCATCTGATAACCTAGATTTATACACTGCAAAGTCCTTAAAAGACGCATTTTTTCCAATCACCCCGTCCGACCTTCCTGCTAATGTAATTTGCGGTACAGTTAACGTTTCAGAAGTATCGGCTCCAATCAAGTTTCCATCTATATAAAACTTGATTGCTTTTGAAATTCCACTAAAAGTAACACATATAGAGTGCCAATCTAAGTCGTCAAGTCCTACATCTGAGATAATAGGTCCAGACATCCCACCACCACGTAAATCTAACTCATGGTTAGCACTATCTTGATTGGAAATCCTTAACTCATCACCGATTCCTGCCCATGTTCTTTGGAGTTCTACGGCTTGGTTTGCCCTCAATCTAAAAAACATTGTGAAGGTTTCAAAGGTGTCTTGCGGAACATATTCTATTGGTCTAACGGCAATTCCTGCATCTAAATCCGGCGTGCTTATAAAACCTTGGTTTTCTTCAATCTTCATCACTTTTCTTTGTGCACTAATATATTTGAACATATCCAAAGGAATAGATTTGAACATTGAATTGTGTCCAGCATCGTTTGGATGCAGATCATCATGCATAGCAAGGTTCAAAGGAACACCATTTGGCAATATAGCATCAATCGCACCTTTGAAATTGATTGTCATAAAACCTAAACGATCTATCTCTTTATTCAATTCTGCTGCCAGTCTGTAAATTTCCGCATTATACCGTTTTGTAGGGAATTGGTCTGCGATAATTGGGAAAATGCCATGTTGTTTACAAGTTGCAGCGATAGTCAATATATTTGCTTTAAATTGTTCTAATGTCGCCTCTTTTTCGGGTAATGTTTGTTCGCTGTTCATTCCTTCATTGCCCAAAGTAAAAGCGATTATACAAATATCAGGGTTATAAGGAATTACGTCTTTATGAAATCGTGATATCCCACCGCTTGTATCGTCTCCGGATAAAGAACGTTGCAATATTTCCCAACCTTCAGTGTTTAGAGAATCCCTCAATTTTTCCCACCACGAATTTCCTTCTGTTCCATAGAAACCTTCTGCTGTTGATGAACCAAATATAACTATTTTTTTGTTGTGCTGATCTGTTGGGGTTTGGAAAGTCACTTTTTCAGAGTTCAGCGTATATCTTAATTCGTTGGTTTGCGTACTCCAATCTCTTCCGGTTGTTGTTTCGATTTTATATTCTGATATCGGGATTTCGTCAATACGTAAATTCGCATCAATTATATCTTGATCGTCTGCTTTCGTTTCTAGTTGTAACGTTATCCTTTTATCTAATTCATTTATTGCGGTTGGATCAAATTGTTGTATTAATTCCCAATCAGAACCACTGTATCGGTAAACTTCTGCCACACCTTCGCCGTTGTCACTAACCATAATAGCATCACCTATATTAGCAGTTGAAGGTAATTCTGCTTTAGTTGTAACAGGTTCTAACCAATTAATCTTTGCACTGTCTATGATTTGCTGAACTGCTTCTTCGGAAATAGTTTCTACGATGTTTCCCATTTCTCCGAATAATTCATTAAAGTTGTGTTCTAAGTTATTTCTATTTTCTCTATCCCAGATAGTTAACACTTCTTTTTGAGCCATCCACTCACCTCTTATGCATAGTAAAATCTAAAATCAAATTCTATTGTTACACTTTTTGCGCCTGTTAATCTAAAATCATTCCACCATGGCGCTATTTCGATAAATTCCTTGTTCGTACTTCGTAGAAACTGCAGACCGTTTGATGTAACGTTTGGTCCGTCTAATACTATAACTTGCGTATCTCTTACTTTTTCATTAACGCGAAATGTTGTTCCAGTTGTTACGTTACGTAGTTGCAAATAGTTATCCGAACCCACAACGTTGCTTATCGTTATTTTTAATTCCTGTTGAAACGGATGTATTGGACGGTTTCCTGCGTTGTATATACGAAATTCGTTCGTTTCGTGCGTATAAATCAACGATTCATCATCCGCAATTAAGCCCATGCCGAAACCCCATAATTCGCTATCTGTATCTATTCCATTAAGTTGAATATCTTGGGTTGTGCCAATAGATTCAGCGAATGGAAGTTCATACATTTCCAAAGAAAAAGAAGCTATTGCCATTTCTTGGGTGAGCCTCTCTGGAATAAATGATTCAGTTATTGTTACTTTGTATCTTTTCCCTTTTTGATGCGTTTCTGATACATAAAGATAATCATGGTTGTTAAAAAAATTAAATGCTACATCCCTCAGTAGTCGGAAATCTTTAGTATCTTGCGAAATTAATCCTACATCTACTGATGGAGGGCGTGTTGTAAATACATAACCCTTATCGATTATTCCGTCTGAACCATCCATAGAACTTGTATTTCTTTCACGTTGCATAGACGGTATATAAATATCAAGTGGTAACATTCCGTTTGGAAATGGTTTCAAATTCATATTTTCATCATATACGATAAACAATTAACCACCTCATTCAAAAAACCTTCCAACATTAGAAACGGCATTATTTTCATTTACTATTTGAGTTACTGGTTGTCCATCAATTTGAATAACCTTTCCTTCTCTGATTCCTCTGTCAATATTCCTTAGTAAAGCTATAATTTGATTACTACTATCGCTTGTGAAACTATTACTCAACTGCGAAACTATTCTGTTCGCTTCACCAACCGGACTAATACCTGTTGCGTAAGCTGGAGTATTTAAAGCACCCATAATCTTTTTAGTTTCATCATGTGTAAATACTTGTGCGCCTCTATCTAGGTTAGGGATTAAACCAAAGTCAGCTAATGACCAGCGATTCCCTTCTCTAATTAATTCCGGGCCTTCTTCACCCACAATAGCAGATCCACCTGGATGGAAGTCTGTTCCTTCTGCGTAGTTTGGTCTTAGGATCTGCATTATAGGAGATCTAGGTACATCTAAATTAACTGTTTTAGTTATTTCCCCAGCTAAACTCCTATTAACCCAATCTATAGTCGGATCGGTTTCTATGATTACATCTTTATAAATTGTTTGCCCAGCTACAGCATTTACACCTTCTAATTTCTCTCTTGCTCCATCAATTTTCTCTTGTTGTTCCTGAACCTTTTGGTTCATCCTGTCGTATTCTTCTGTATTTCCCTTACCGGCCGCTTCCATTTCTTTTAATTTTTGTTTGTTCTGATCTACTTCTAGCTGTTGAAGTCTTAACGTTTCTAGTCCTTTTCCCTTTTCTGCAACTATACCTTGTTCTTGTAAAACCATTAAAGCGTATTTATCAAGAAGTTGGTCAAATTGATTTAACTCTTTATTTGTTTTATCTAGCTTGTTTTCTTTTTTATCAATCTGTTTATTCAATTCTTCGTTAGTTAGTCTTTCGATTCCTAGTTGTCTTGATATTTCATCTAGATTTTGTTGTTCTAATATAAGTTTCCCTTCTAAGTTTCTTTTCTCTGCGCCTGTAGCTTCTGAAATTTCTGTTTTTAAGTCAGCGACTACTAAATCCTGTTCTCTTAATTGTGCAGATAAATCTAAAATCCTTTGACTAGATGCAGCTTGTTCTGACTCTTTCGCGTTGATTTCATTTTGAAGTTCTATCCGTTCCTCTAAGTTTTCTTTTTGTTCGTTCATCTGACTTCTGATTTCTTGATACGTTTCCTCTGCAAGTTCAGCCCGTTTGGCTTCACTCAGTTCCTTTACCTTCTCGGTCGTTTCTGCATAGGCATTTCCTTGCTCGGAAACAGCTTCAGCAGTTTTGGGAGATTTGTCAACAATTTCTTCGTTGAGGTCTAAGAATTCACTCATTTCTTCATTGGTGAATCCGGATTTTTCTAGTAATTTGTTTTGTTCCTCAGTAAGAGCTTTAATAGCATCTTCATTCTTAGCACCTTTCAACTCATTCATAATATCCATATAACGCAAAACTTCATCCGTTGAAAGTTTGTTTTTGTTTTGTAGTTCATCGAATCGTTCTATGCTTTGATCTAGAGTATCAAGTTCATCCTCTCTTGCTTCTATGCTTTTTAATGTTTCTTCAGCATTCTTAGAACTTGTACTAGATAATGCTGCAATTGTTGTGCCTAGTAAACCGACACCGGCTATAGCTAATCCAACTGGACCACCAGTAGCGCCCATTAAAGCGAATCGACCAAGCATTCCTTTGCCGCCTGCTTTACCAAGCGTAGGAATCAAACCTCCAGCCATTTTCGTAACCCCGCCTATGGCTTTTGTTACTCCACCTAAGGCAATCCCTGCTGGACCAACAACGGCGGCAAGCCCCGCAAATTTCAAAATGTTATCTTGTGTAGCAGGTTCTAAATCGTTAAAAGCTTCTACTACCTCAGTTATGCTTTCTGTCATTCTTGTTGCTATCGGTTCTAATGTTTGACCTAATTCAGAAAGAGAATCCATAAAATCATATTGTGCGTTACGACTATCGATTAGTTCCTTGTTTGTTTCTCTGAATTCGTCATTCACTTTAGATAAATCAAGATCATTCAGTTCACCCAAAGCGTAATTCAGTTCGTCTCCACTGTCTTTTGCTTCCGCTAAACCTTCATCAAACGTTTCTAAATCTACACCCATACGTTCTAGTAATTCTGCAAATGGTCCGATTGCTTTTCCTGTTGCTAATGTCTCTTGCAAACCATCGGCTAATCCTTCGATTTTTAATGTATCCGGGAACTTAATAACAGCTCCAGACAGATCATCAACGGCTTGTAATAATTGGTTGTCGCTCATTCCTGTTGCCATTAAGTTTGATAAAGCTTCGACATTAGAATCTGTTTCACCTGTGATAGCATTTAGGTTACGCATGGATTTCTCCATTACGTCAACGCCTGTCCCCGCTTGTTCTGCGTTTGTTCTTAATCTAGCCATGTCCTCACGTAATTCTCGTGTAGATTCTACGGCTAACGTTCCTAACCCAACGATAGGCGCTGTGACATTGGTAGACATACTTTGACCGAACCCTTGCATTTGATCTCCAACGGTTTGTATGTTATCCCCTGCGCTTTTTACGTTATCACCAAACTTCTTCCATTTGTACCCGTCTAGTTGCTCGTTAACATCTTTTAATTCGGCTTCTGTTTCGGATAATTCACGTTTCGCACGCATTAAACGTCTTTCAAGGTTCTGTGTGTTCTTGCTGAATTCTTCCCCGTTTTCTTTCGATTCTTTATAGGCTTTAGTAAGTTTATCAACGCTAGTTTCTTGTAGTTTTAATTGCTTAGATAACGCCCTGGAACGATCACCCAAGAATTTTTGTTCATCGCCTGTACGCTTGAATTCGCTGCGTGCTGTCTTTAATTCCTCGCCTACGGTTTTTAACTGCCTATTTACTTGCCCCATGCCCTTTTGAAAATTAGTTCCATCTAAGCTAACCTGTGCAACTAAATCAGCTATAACATCACGTCTCGCCACTTTCTCACCTGCCTATTTTAATGATTTTAATGTTTCTAGTGCTTGGTGCTGTTGTTTTTCATGTTGAGCCTGTTCCATTCGTTCTTTCTTCCTTATATGCAAATCAAAAGTAGCTTTAAATCTTCGCATGCTTGTTTTCCAAAATTCTTCCTCGTCTTTCTTCAATACATCAGTCCAAAAGTTAAACAACGCTTCCCAATCCGTCTTCTCATTCTTTATTTTTTTTTACTGTCTGAATCATCTTGTTTGTTCTCTTTATTCTTTGACTTACTATCTGCCATAGCTTCAAAAAGTTGGTTAGCATAATCCTTGAAATTGTCAACTGTGATATATTTACCTACAAATTCTGGTGTTAAGTCCGGATCTTCGTGTACTAAACCACCCCACATAAACGCTCTAATAGCGTATGGTCTACCGCCAATTACATCTAGCTCGATATCGTAGTATGTTTTGCCTTCATGAAGCATATCGATTTCTGCGTATGCGTTTAAATCTAATACGAAAGTTCTTTCCTTATCTAAAATGATTTTTACTTCTTTCGGTTTATGTTGTAAGTCTCTTTTTTCTTCTTTGTTCATATTTTCCACCTCCTAAATATGTAAAAAAGAGCAGCCTATTTAGACTACTCTCTTGAAAACCCGCTCTTATTCCCAGGCCAATGAAACAGAAGTATCAGTTTTATCTGTTACCCCGAAATTAGCGGGAACATTAGGGAGTTGGAGTTGGTTCATACACAGTATCAAACCATGTTGCACCACCAGTGAAACTTTCATTGTTATCGTTACCGATAAAGTGCCATTCTTCATCAAAATCACGTTTGATAAATTCACCTGCTAATGTTGGTGTACCAAATTCAATTGAATCCGTTGCAGTGTTAGTCGTTCTTGATGGCTCTTGGAATTTTCCTTTTAGTAACCACCAGTATTCACTTGTTCCGTCGTCTAATGTAACCTCAAATCCAAATGCTCCATAAGGAGAATCACCGGCAGAACCTAATACACCTTCTGAATTTAAAGTTTTGCCTAATAAAAGAGCTTCTTCCTCCGCTGTAAGCTTTGTAGCATTAATATTGACTGTTACATAGTTGAATTTATTAGCAGTCGCCACGGTTCTGTTATCTCCAAATAAACGACCTGTCGCTACACTTGGTTCTATAGAAACACTTATACCCTCTGATAATTTGGTAGGCGTTTCGTAAACCGCCCCCGATTCATCATCAGAAGTCAACGGCGCAAAATGAAAGTTCTTTAACCCTGTTTGATATGACATATATTATTTTTCCCCTTTCCTTACCTTGGTTTTCCAACGGCTAGAAATGTGCGTGTATCCTGTGTCGGATTCGTACATTTCACCAATATAACTTCTAAAAAAGCCCAACGACTTCATAGACGAATTAATTTCATCACCTAATAAAGTAGTTGAGCCTTGTTTTGTGAAAACAGATACTTGAAATTGAATGTATTCTCTTAACGCTTCATTATCTGCGTAATCTATATCAACGTTGTTTATCAACTGGTATATAATATAAGTGTTAAAATCTTGGTTAGCAGGTGCTTTGTTTGGAAAGATGGCAGGATAGCCCTTATAAATATCTAAGTTGGACGTTAAATCCGTATTACTTTCTAATGCGTTTAGAATATCGTCTTTTAAGTTGATCATAGTTGCATTATCCTCCGCATACCAGCAGCTAAAACCGCAGCAACTTCATCGCGACTAGTCGCTGAACCTCTTTCCATTGGTGCTTGTGCTGACATTTTAGAAGTACCAAACTCCAAGAACTTAAGTCGGAATCCTAATTCTTTAATTGCGCTAACTTGTACACTTCTTTCTCCAAACTCATTAGTTTTAACGCCACTAACTACTATATTATCTTTCAAGTGATCATAAGTAGCGCTATTTACATTTGAGTATGCAATTTCATTAGAAATCCCTTTTGATAATACTACACCCGCTAATTTTAAAATCTTTCCTTCTTCCCTCTTGCCTTTCTTGCCCAATTCATCAATTCTGTTACGAATATTTACATCCATATCCATAGACATTAACTGATCACCGCCTCTGTGGTGATTTCTAATTCTTTACGTAGCCCTGTTTTATCAGATACATTTTTAATTTCGTAGGATTGTCCGTCATAGTATATTCTTTTTCCTTCACCGTTTTGGTGTAAAGGCTTATTATATCGGCATTCCCATACGACTGTTCTTACTGCATTAACAGCTTTTGCATTAAAATATTCATCGCCGCCATTTTCTAGCTTTCTAGCCCATAACTTATAGTCAAGTACCCAATCATCGATCCATTCCCCGTCATCATTTCTGACCGATTCTTTGTTTTGTATGTCTACTCTGTGACGGTATTTAGCACTATTCATAGTATTTCCTCTAATTCAGAATCTAATGGGAGTTCTTCAGCTTTTAATTGGAGGATAATACGTTCTAAGCTATAACTGTTTTTAGCCACAGATGTTCCGATCACTTCTGGTCTGCGTTCTTCATAATGGTTGGCTATCAAAAGCAAAGCGGCGAGTTTGTATCGTGCTGTTTCTTGATTTTTTATACCCGACGACATTAAATCTTCTTCTGCTACATCGATTAAAGAGCCAAGGAATGAATCATCCTCAGCCCCATCGATGCGTAAATAGTTCTTTACTTCTTCTACGGTTGGTAATGACATATAATTACCTCCCCTTATGATCCAGAAGCAGCAATAACTGTGATAGCACTGTCCGCTGTGTGTCCGCCGTCATCAGTTGTGACTGTAATAGTTGCGCTTCCTTCTGCTACTGCAGTTACTAATCCGCTTCCGTCTACTGTTGCTATTGCTTCATCACTAGAAGACCACGTTACCCCTTTATTTGAAGCATCAGAAGGCGAAACGGTTTCTGTTAGTTGTTGAGTTGCTCCAACTTCGATTTCCGCTGTTGCAGGGTCAACACTAACTCCTGTTACTGGCTGTGTAACATTAACACTAGCTGTTCCAGTAATTCCATTGTCATCCTCGGCTGTAGCTGTGATAGTTGCGCTTCCAGCACTCACCGCACTAACTTGACCAGATGCATCAACAGTCACTACAGATTCATTGGAACTCGACCATGTTACTGTTTGTTTTGCTGTTGATGGTGATACACTAGCAGATAGGTTGCGTGCTCCTCCAACGGTTAAATTATTAGTAGCAGGGGAAACACTTATGCTTTCTGGTGCGCTGTAATCTGTTGTAACACTTACAGGAGAAGATAATTCACTTTCTCCCGTCTCATTTACTGCGCTAACTTGGTATTCATACGTTGTATTTGGTGTTAATTCTGTATCTGTGTAACTTTTTTCTGTAATACCGCTTGCTACTTCGCTTCCATCGCGATATATCTTATATGTTGTAGCCAAAATATCCCTCCTTATAATTTATATCTATTGAAAGAAAGCCCTATCTCAGGCTAACTCCAAGATAGGGTTACACTCGTATCTGTTTTGGAGTCAGCCGCAAGATTTACGGGCGCATTAGGGAGTTTCAGCAACTTCTGCAATACGGAACGCACTGTTTAAAGAACGTTTTTGATCGTACCATGCAGTTAAGACGAACAGGTAATCACCAGAATCTACGTCTTTGTCAGTGTCATAAGTCATTGCATCGTAGTTGATACGGGCATAGTTGAAATCACCAACAATCGGCTTCGTAGCACCATCTGCAAAGTGTACTGGTTTACCTAGAACTTGTTCTGGTTGCGCTTGATAAAGCGTTGCGCTTCCATTAGCAAGCGTTTCAATGATATCCATGTAATCAGCATAAGTCATTACGATTTGTGCATTATCACGGAATGTTTCGTGTAAGTCAGCAATAGCTTTTTTGATTGCTTGATACTTAGATGATCCAGTAACAGAAGCAATATCCCCGTTGTAAAATGACATATGCTCTAATCCAGTAGCAGGAGTACCGGCAAGAGCATCTTTCTTTTCTTTAGTAGCTAACCCAGAGCGCAATGCATTATCAACGTAATTAACTAATTCAATATCTGAACCATGCATAACAGTATCAGAAATTCTAGCTTTGACCTTAAATTTATTTCGATTGAATGCTACAGTATCACCAGTTAGTTCAAGCTCTTTTGCTGTTTGAGTATCATCGATGAATGCATCATCATCAATGGAATAAGCGATTTTTGGCAGTTCCAAACCTTTGATATTGGAAATCGATACTACTTCACGTAGTTGGTTGCGATCAAATGGTTCATGCACCAATTCGTTTTGTAAATTAGTTGGCAAGAAGTTGTCTCCACCTGTTGGATTTCCTGTTGGTAATGCATAAATTTGTTTAACATCATCTGATAATGGTTGTTTGTTAATTGCAGCGCGAATGAATTCCGCTTTTGCTTTTACTTGTTTTTCTTCTTTAGAAAGACCATCAAAGGATTGTTTTTTCTTGCTGAATTCTTCCTTTTGTTCCGCTTCCAACTTGTCGTGTTGCTCTTTAATTACGTCAAAACGCGCTTTTAAATCATCTTTAGATTGTTGCATCTTCTGAATATCTTCCATTGATGCATTTGGATCAATAGCTTTTTGAGATAATTCGTTTTCTACCTTTTGAAGTTGCTGTCCTACAGTTGCCATGTTTTGTTTCATTTCGTAAAGTGTATTCATTAAATAATTCCTCCTAAAATTGTTTTCGTATATTCTGAATCCGCCTTCGCTTCTTCGGCTATTCTTTGTCTTTCCGCCATTTCTTGGGATGAAATAGCTTGTTTTTCTTCTTTTTGCAGTTGTTTAGGTACATTTTTGTAATTAGCAAATAAATCATTATTGATAGATGCAGCCATTTGATTCGATTCCAAAACAACATCCGCTAATCCTAATCCTTTAGCTTCATCTGCTGATAACCAAGTCTCGGCATCTAACATTTCTTTCAATTTATCTTCTGAAAGTTTATCACCTGCCTTTTCAAGGTAAGATTGCATGCTAGATTGACTGATTCTATCCAAATCGTCAGCCATCTTCCTCAAATCCGCAGAATTTCCAACCGCCATTGTCCATGCGTTATGGATCATTAGCATTGAATTTTTAGGCATATAAATAGTGTCACCGGCCATTGCGATCACACTTGAGATAGATGCTGCTAAGGCATCCACTTGTACATTTACATGCGCTTTATGTCGTTTTAACATGTTGTATATTGCTAATCCTTCAAAAACTGATCCTCCAGGCGAATTAATGTATAGATTTATGCTTGATACATCGCCTAAACCGTCCAAATCCTCCTTGAAGCTGGTTGCTGTGGTATCTTCTTCAATGAATTTATAGCTTTCAATGTCTCCGTAAATATAAATTTCTCCTACGTTTTCATCAGTAGCCATTTTCATTTCCCAGAATTTCTTCACTCATTCTCACCCCCTTCAAAGCATAATAAAAACACGCCTTTAAGCGCGTTATTCTTCATTACCAGCGTTGTTATTCGTTTGTGCGCCACTTCTTTCGGCTGGCAATGAATCTATAGGGTATAGATCACCGGAAACATGTAATTTATCAGAATTCCCGCCCTCTGGTGGTAATTCTTCCCACGTTCTTACTTCGTCTGGTTTATATATTCCAGTACGTATTCCTTTCATATAAGCGTCCATCTGTGTTGCGGTGTCTGCTCTGAGTAACGCTTTAACACTAAATTTAAAGTAAAAACCAGTTTTTCTTTCGGTTGGTGTAAGTAATTTTCTGTTAAATTCTTGTTCGTATTGCCTTACTATTGGCATTAATGTAAGATCTACATACATTCTCATAAGTTGTTCATTACTTGAATAGCTTTGTCCTTCTGTATCGTTTAACATTGTGACAGGCATGTTATATACGTTAGCTACTCGTGAACGTGTAATACGTTCAGTAGTAAATGTATCGGCTGCTACATACTTTCTTTCCAATTCATCTATTTCTACACCCGGTTCTTGGAATAATATACCGCCGTTATCTTTGTAAAACCGTTTGAAATCATCGATTACACGCTGTTTTTTTTCTGTATCGACGTTTGATCCATATTTTAATATGAATGAGTTAGGCGCACTTTTCATTTCACTTAAGCTAAACTCTCTTACTGCTTTATCGAATTCAGTTGCATTAGTTAACACTTTGATAGGGTTTATCCCGCTGATTTTACTTGAGCTAGAAATATGCTTTACATGAATCATTTCCATGTTATGGACGTAATACCTGTTCCCATCATCACCCAAAACCTCATACCATAGTTCCTTAGTGTTATTTTCGATTACAGGAACAACATAATCCGGATTAATTAAAGTTAATCTCGTAGGCTGTAGCCTTATATCTCGTTCGATTAACGCATATCCATTACCTTTTTCATTCCTAGCGACTTCCAAGTTTCTTATAAACTCAAATCCTGTCATATTTGGATTAGGATTGTTAATTAGAACGTCAGATGCGCTATTGTGTTCTATCTGGTAGTTTTTATACATCTTTAATGGCAAAGTAGCCATACTGTTTGACAACCTTGTCACAACACTAAAAATGGTCTCGTTTGTTGCTAATGTTGAGTTGTCTATTCCCCAAAATGTCTTTCCTGCCCAAGAGGAAAAGTCATATTGCACCCCTTTCCATGCCATATAAGCACCAAAGGCAGCGTTTTTAACTCGTTGGAATATTTTCAATATCTCACCCCTTTCAATCACTTCATCAGATCAGCCATGCTTAATACTTCTATACTTCCGTCACCTGTAGGAACAACTAATTGCTCCATTACTTTTGTATGTGCGTTTAGCATTGCTGCAAATCCATCTATTTTACGATAACGATTCGATTTTGTAGGCATTTTATTATTATTTCTGTCCATTACTAGCTCTACATTGTTGATATACCAACGTAACAACTCGTTTTCGTTAAAAATAACTTTTCCATCTAAGAACATGTGCTTTAGATCATCCATTGCAGGACCCAGCGTTACATAACCTTGCCTCACAATTTCTGTTGGGTATCCTTCTTGTTTGAATGCTTTATTTAATCTAAAGGCTTTCGCTGGATCATAAGTGATTAATTCAATGTTGTAATGCTGTTTTTGCTCCATAAACCAATCATAAACATTGTCCTCGTTGATATATTCTTCATCGACAATCGTCAGCAACCCTTTATCAGACCACTCACGATAAGGAATTTTCTCATTCCCCATTATGACCTTTTTTCTCGGAATCCAAGAGTGAGACAATACAAACATTTCCCCTGTTTCTACTAACGGAAATACCAAACATGCGCTTGTGAAGTCCTCTGTAGATGACAAATCATATCCACCAATCGCTGACATGCCTCTTAGGTCATCCAGTTTCATGTGCTTTTTATTTTTCTTCAAAGTATCATAATCAATAAACGGAAGCTTACTAGCATTTACAAATATGTTGAATTGCTTTGTAATAAAGTCTGACCGTTCTTCTGGTGTTCGTTTGTCCTTTTCCCAATCTTCAATAAGAATGTCTAAATCAAGAGAAACGCCCATATTAGGGTTAGCTTTCACCCATTCTTCCGGCTCTTCGAATTCTTCGTTGCTGTCTAATTCAGCAACAAAATAGAATGTTCTTTCATCATTGACGACCTCGTCTAATACGTCTGTTCCTTGTTCATAGTAGTTAACCAACGGACCGTCTAACTGATATCCTGCTGTCGTTATATATAAAATTAACGGTTGTTTACGTGATCCACGAGATTTCTTAATAACGTTGATTAATTTGTAGTCTTTGAACTCGTGTATCTCGTCGAATATCCCTAAATGAGTGTTCAAACCATCTAATTTTTCACTATCAGATGCTCTAGGTTCAATCTTTGAAATGCTTTTACTGTATTCGATTAGATCACGTTTAGGGTTGAATTGTTTTCTCAGCTTAGGCGACTTCTTAATCATTGCCTTCGCTTCATCGAATATGATATTAGCTTGTTGCTTTGTGTTAGCTAATAAGTAAACATCTGCCCCATTTTCTCCGTCTTTACTAAAGGAATAGAGCGATAACCCAGATACTAATGTACTTTTACCGTTTTTTCGACCAATAAAAATAAGACCCTCACGAAAGCGCCTTATACCTGTATCTTTATGAACCCAGCCATATAATGAACCTACAATAAAATGTTGCCATGGTTGAGCGGTTAATTGATCAAAGTCACCTTTAGAAGGTTTACAGAACTTTTCAATGAATCTTATAGGCCTATGTCCTTGTTCTTCGACGAAAATCCAAGGAAAATCTTCTGTCCCTTGTCTCTTTAAGTCTTTTAAATGTCTCCTGGCTGCTTGTTTATTCTTTTTGCTAACCTTGATTTTACCTTTAACAGCCTGTTCAGCATACCAAGTTGTTAATAGCTTGTCAGAAGGTTTTTCAAGGATATTGCCTTTCTTTACTTGGTCTTTTTTCCATGTAATAAAACTAAAACTTTGCTTTGCTTTATTAACTTTAGAATCTATCGAAGTCGTCGTCATCGTCACCATTCACTACTTTCTTGCGCTGCGCAGGAGTAAGACCAAGTGACTTTAATAAATTATTCAATGTTTGAACTGTTTTTGTTAATTCAATCGAAAGAGGATTTTTGACTAAGTTAGTAGCGCCTGCCTTGTTCGTATACTCGTACATAAGGTCAGTTTTAGCTATTTCCTTTTGCAATCTACGGTAGAATTTGTGTGTTTCTACGTATATTTGGATTAATTCTTCGTCTGATTCCTCGTAATTATCCTTTAAGTATTCCCTTATTGTTTTAGCGCTTGGAACTGCCATGCTTGATCCTCCTTTCTCTCAAATTAACGTTACCCCCCTTTCATAAAAAATCTTCCGTGGTGTGAGCGAAGCTGCCCCACCGGTCTATAGAAATCCTATTCCCACTTTGTTTGGGAGGGGGATATACATATTCGACTAAAATTTTTCTGGATTTGAATTCATTTCAATTACTTTTATCTTTTTATTCTTCTTTTGTTTCTTCTTTCTTCCAATGTTTTTGCTCTTCTTTTCTGGATGCAATCTATTATGGCATGTCCTACATACACTCACTAGGTTAGCTGGATCTAATCTTCTTTCCCAATTGTCTCTTAAGTGTTCTATATGGTGTACAGTATCGGCAGGTATAGGATGCCCGGTAGTTCTTAGGCACTCTTGGCACAAATACAGGTCTCTTGTTAAAACATATTCTCTACATTTTTGCCAAGTAATTGTTTTATAGAATCCCTTAGCTTGTTCTATCGTTACCATTTCTTAAGCTCCAAATCCAATAGTTGAACATAATCACGAATAGTTCCGGGTACTCTGTCCAGTGTCTCTTCTGATCTTTGACAGCCAGTCTCCAAAAAATAATAGGGTATGCCCACCATTTAATATTAAGCGTATACCCTATCGATAACCCCTCCTCCTTTTTGTGTGTTACTATTGTATAACTAACACCCGGGTACATTTTATAAGTGCCGTCTATATTTGCCATTACTTCCTCCTACCCCATCGTCTCTGTCGTTACACTATCCAATTCCTTTAATGCAGCAGCAGTTTTCTTTGCTTCTCGTTGTATTGCCTTTAGTCCTTTTAGTGTATCGGAACAATCTATATTTATTTTAAGATTGTCTATCCCTTTTGTCTTATCATTAGTTTTTAATGATTCAAGTTCTTTGAATTCCATACTCGAACTCATTCCAACAACTCGTTCCCTGATTACTTCTCTTAAGACACTTTCAACCTCATCTACAAGTACACCCTTAGTATCTGTACTTAGTGGGAAATCCCTAACTGTTACTGGATATGGAATAACACAATTCATTTCTTTCGCTTGTTGATAAATTAGATAAGCCATGTACTTATTTGCACACAATATATGCAAGTCTTCTCTACAAGCTTTCTTGATTAACTCCGTCGTCTTCCCGCAGTACCTTTTTCCACCAATTAATTTACCTTCGCTCGACTTTGTGCCAGCCATGATAATTCCTCCTTTATATAATAAAAAGACACCTCATTGAGATGTCTTAAAGAAACAAGAATAGTAGTATTATTGGTATTGTTATGAAAATAGTTAGCAAGCAGCCGCAACCCATCATTGTGTTTCCCGCTTCGCTTATTGCTTCCCCTGCTTTTTCTAAATTATTTTTATCCCCCATTTGATCCCCTCCATTTATGTATTCGGTCAGTAATACGAATAAATGAAGTATAAGTTTCCATCAATTGTAAGATTCATTTATATATTCAATGGGATCATGTTGTATGAAGTAGGATACACTCTTGTCTGTGTTTTGTGCGTTAAGAATGCTTTGTATTTCTCTGGTTGCATCTATGTCTAAGTCATCATGTAATGTATCGTAATAGCAATCATGTTTCGTTCTGGTTGCTTTGATTAGTTTACACATAGAATCACCTCACATTAAAAAAACACTCCGTCATAAGAGCGCTAATTGCTGTACTTTATTTTTGTTGTAGTTCAAAAACTTGAGTATTTTTTCCTCACGTTTTTTTGCGTAGTGCTCGAAGTTTGGATACCATTCGAAGAAATCTGTATTATTCTTACTGCTATTACATCCCCTACAAGCCGGTATCACATTATTCCTTGTAAATTCTCCATTTTTGGTGATTGGTATAAAGTGATCTCTTGTTAATTCTTTCTCTTCACCGCAGTAGGCACATTTATAATTAAATGTTCTTTTGATATCTTCCCATTGTTCATGCGATAAATCATATTCCAAGCCTTTTTTCTTGTTATAACGTCTTTGTTTCAATGTGGATATCCTATCCTTGTTCCTTCTTTTCCAATCGTTGTGCAACTCTCTGTCTCGTTCTCTTCTCGATTCTCTATATTTTCTGCGTTTTTTCTTAAACTCAGGATCTGCTGCTCTTTTACGGTGATATTCAGATATCTTTTCGTGCTCTCTATAATACCTTTCTTTCGATTGCTTTCTTCGTTTTTCTCTGTTTTCAACATGATAGTTCTTATAATATTCTTGGAGTTTTTCGGAGTTTTCTTCATTATATATCTTGCGGTATTCCCTTATGTGTTCCCTGTTCTTTTCGTTCCACTCTTTTTGTTTCGCTTTTATCTTTTCCTTGTTCTTTTCCCTGTACTCTTTCATACATTTCTTACATTTTGATCTCAAACCGTCAGGGGTTTGTTTATTCCTGTTGAAGTATTCTGATGTTCTAGGGAAAGTTTTCTCACAGCATGTACACTGTTTCAATTCGGATGATGTAGTACTTTTCAATCGTTAACATCCCCTTTTACACATAATGAATTGACTCCAAACACTCGTTACTAAACTCAAATATCATAAATCGTTTATGAGCTCCTACGTATCCATTCCGTTTATGCCATTCATCTGTTTTGTTTCTTGTTGCTAACGTCCTTACCATTGTTCCGAATTTATCTTTCGCATCTTCCACGTGAAAATGGCCTGTGTGTATTTCTTTTGTAGTTGCGCTCCCCCATTCACTAGGAAATTGTGCTGGAAAAACATTGTGTATGTCTTTCTTGCCTTTATCTCCATGTGTAATCCCGATAACTGAATCTCCAAAAACATGTATCTTGTGTTCTACTAATTTGTCATCGAAATCACATTGAGGAAATCTTGCTTTTAAATATTTTGTAAAAGCCCAAGAAATGCTTTCATCGTGATTACCTGGTGAATAGACAATCTTCACTCTCTCGGAATGCTCTATAGCCTTTGATATTATTGGCTCATAAAACTTGCAGGCATCTTCCCAAGCTTGTTCCATGTCCACTTTTTCAATGATCGTTCCTTTTGTTGTTTGACCAGTGAACCCGTCATTGTGATAAAGGTCAGATCCAATTACTAACAATATCTCTTTCCAAACTCTTGAAGTTATTTTGTTGTGTATCTTTTCTTGTGTAGGTTTGTAATATTCATAGTTTGATATAGGAAAATGTTGATCAAATAAAGGTATTTCTAACAACCATTCTCCTATATGTTGCGGTGTATTAATTTTTGTAGGTTTAACTTTTTGAAGTTTTTCTATGACTTTATCCCAATTGAAACCATTTGCTTTAGGTTGAACTACAATTTTACTAGCATAAAGTTCCCTCGGTTCGTCCATTTCCTTGTTAAAATGATTCCACTTGCTTGAAGTTGCCTTTACTACTTCCCATTCATCCGGTGAATATCCATGAGCGGTTAGAAGGAAGTCTTTGTCTTTCATTTGTGCTTGTGATAACTCGACTAACTTATCACTTGCTTGCGATCCATCCGGTTTTATTTCCACTGTCTCTTTGTAATCCGGCATTTCAGCATTACGCTTATTAGGTTCTATCCTATAATGCCCTCTTACTTGTTCTCTGTTGTATGTATCACCAAATTTATTGGACATTTTCTTGGCTATTTCCTGCCATTTCTTACGCCCGTCATATTCGTTTACTAAATCAATTAAGTAATTATGTTTTTCGTCATCCCATTTCATTATTGTTCTCTGCCCCCTCCTGCAAGAGACTCTTTTTGTCCCTCAAACGCTCCACTAAATAATATTTAATGACGTAGGTAAGGATTTGCACCTTACATGCACTAAGTTCATTCATAATGAATATCTGGACTTGCATCTCTAGAACATGCCTTAGTGCGTCCAGTTAAAATGTCTACCTATTCCATCACTACGCCGATTCATGCCGTTTATATTTAACGTCCTAGTCATGGTTAGGACGAATATAAAACACGTAACCGCATTACGGAAACGAGAAACCTTTTCTACACATGGCAGATAGGCAATATAAAAAGCACCCAGACCACATATAGTGTTCCAAGTGCTTTTACAATATATCTCTTATACGGCAGTAAGTCCCTGTCCGTTAACAGTAGCATTCTATATTAGCCTAAGACTTACCAAGAGGTTAGAACAGCTACTCCCTTCTTCACTGTCTACGCTTGCCCCACTACCTTTTACGCTGCAAGCTTCCCAATTATAATGATGTCCGTACGTCGCGGTCATCTTTGTTGTTGACCTATGATAAGATTCTATGATATATTAATTAGTTATTCATTAAAGCTTCGCAATTTAACCTTTTGTTAACCTATGCCGTTTCTGCAAGTGATAACTTCCTTTTTGCTCTTTCTAACGTCTTGTGTACTGCTGGCTTACTAATTTCTAATTCATCTGCTATATCTTCCAACTTCCACAGATACCCTTCTCTCATAATAAAACACTGTCTTTCTCTAGCTGTTAATTTAATCAATTTGAGGAATATCGCTTGTTTTTCTTCTTCTGTCAATCTTCTTTCGGGAATAACATCTAAGGACGGGAACATGTCCATGTTGTCGAAGTGATCTTTTTGATATGCTCCTTTTTTATCGATCCCCAAGTACATATCTGGTTGCGTTCCGTTCTTCATCCACTCGATAGAGAATGTCATATCACCAATCATGGAGTTAATTTCTTTTTTCTCTGCTTTACCGTCTGCATTCTTATACATTTTCTTTAATTCTCGTCTGCCTTGTTCGTATTCAAGTATAAGTTTGTCTACCCAATGCATATTATTCCCCCTTTACGGTAAATAGGTTATAAACCAGTTGTATATGTCATCAATATGAACAATTGAGTAACTGATTAATGCAACGCCTATTATCAAAGCTGGTGTCCCCACAAAGCCTATGAATATTAATTTCTTTTTTGAATGTCTATCGCTGACCCCGTAGTTCACATCTACTTCATTAAATTTGCGAGCCATTAAATAAAATAAATACGATGCTAATAAGTAAATTAATATCCCGAAACTAATCATTTGTTTTCCCCCACTTAAAACCAATTCCTAATTTAAAACCATGTTTATTTAATTCTCTTCCGATTGCTTTAAATACAACCAATCCCCCTAAACAGTAACCAGCACCCATCGCTATAGCTAACACCATAATCGTTAAAAACATGTTATTCCCCCTATATATCAGATTGGTATCTCGATATGCTCTGTAATCCGCTCAACTGCGCTTGTAATGCTCTTAATGATTCTATGGCAGCTTTAAACATATCCTCTGCCTTATCCCGTTCAAATTTTAAATGCGCTATTTCCTCGTTTCCTCTGGCTACATCCTCTATAAGCGATATAGCCATTCCTTGGGATTTTAGTACGAGTTTCTCTTGCGCTAATGCTATCCTGTATTTTTCTTCTGTCTCGGCTTTCTTTTCAGCCATTTTATATATTTCTCTGGTTGCCTTGTCTATTCTCTTACTGGCTTCTAGCATCATAGAATTTAACTTTTGGAGTTCCATGGTCTTACACCCACTTAATAATGGCGTTAACGATATTTATGAATAAAGCTAAAGTGATCATCGCAATGGAACTAATCAGCATTTTATCTGTATTTCCTTTGCATAAATCCACTATCCATTTGATCAAAAACATAACGAACGCTGTTGTGAAAGCGAAAAATAATACGTATAAAAAAGCCATTTATTCCATCCCCTTAATCAAAAAATGTGGATTCAATGCATCTTTTAAAGATTCATTCAGTGTTTCCATTGCTTTTGAGAGTTCTGCTCTTGCGATTACATCTGAACACCTTTCATATTTATCGGATAATTTAATTATTTGATCTGTGATATGTTCTGCTGCTTCTTTCGGATATAACGAAACTATTTCTGGGCTATTATTCGTTCTCTCGAAATGGTAATTATTCATTTGTCATTCACCTCGTCTAACTTTTTATTGATTTCTTGAATATCTCCTGCAAACCAATTGCCGTAGAATATAGTTAGAAAAAGCACTGATCTTAAAATGTCATCCGTCAACCACGCAACCACGAAGATAATAAAAGCCAATATCGCGAAAAAATGAAATGCATTTAATCTTTTCACTTATTCCACCCCCTTTTCTAATCCGAATCTAGCCAAGGCATAAGCATCACATATGTTATTAGAGTTGTTTTCAAATCCCCATTTTTTGAATACATCACGCATTATAATGTCTTTTGCTGCATTCCCTTTGCCTGTTACAAATTTCTTTAATGCGCTTGGTGCTACATCTGTATATCCGTGTATATAATTCATTTCTTGAAGTTCCACTAACTTTATTCGGATTGCCCACCCAATGCCGTATTGGGTAGACACTCCTTGTCCTTTTGATCCGTAAGAAAAGCCTTCGATTGTGACTTTATCTCCTTGCTCGATGTAATTAACTACTTGTTCAGCTAGTTCGATAAATCTTTGTGGTTCTTCTTTCGTGTCTGTTTTAACTTCATCCGTTGTTATTACTTCCCCGTCCTCATTTAACACGCAAATTCCTGTCGTTGTACTTGGATCAATACCAACATAATTCATCTAACCAACCACCCAACATAAGAGAGTGACTACAAACATTAATGCGAATACGACTGATAAATAAGCAAACAATTTCACTTGATTTTCTTTCTGTTCTATCGTTTCCGTTAGTTCTTCTATCTGCATATCTTTTAATACGTTCTCATAATTTAACTGTCCTTTTGATTTACTGTCCATATCTTTTTTCCAGCTCCCTCACTAATTGGCCATCTGTTTGTTTTTCAAATACCGATCTGTTGTATCCTGTTATTAGTGCTAATTGTTCTATGATGGATAGGCGTTCTTTAGTATCCATTTGCTTGCCTTTCATGGTTCACTTTGTTTTTATCAAGATAGGCTTGTTCGATCTGTTCTGTGCTGAATCCTAGCATTTCGCCAAGAGAGATAAATTCTGCAAAAGTTGTGACGTACTCATCAAGTCCTTGTGTGTCTTCTAATTCTGAAATGCTATAGAAAACATCAGAAAATTGTTTTGAAATAGTTATATTATTAACTTCCTCGTACCCAACTGACAAGGATAAATGAAGTTTTATCTGTTTATTTACCAGAACACTTGTATACCCTAATTCCAACCCAATACTTAAAATAAAATGTAGGCAGTCTACGTATTCTTCTAAGAGCGGGCTATCTGCTTCGGGTAGTCTTGGCGTCCAAAAATTCCTTGGCTCTTGATCCTTACTCCAAAACTTAAACCCTCGCCATTCATTAGCTAATTCACCTAATTCAACTTGTAGAGCTAATATCTTTTTTGGCAGTAAATCTTGATCTTGCAAGCTGTGTTCGTTTACGATCTTTGTATCTAATTCCTTTTGGATTTCGAATAATTTATTTAAATTCATTATTTCGCCCTCATTTCATTTAGTTTGTTAATCTCAACAATCGCTTTGAATATTGGATATATTTGCTGTGGTACTACTGCGTTTCCTAGTCCTTTAAGTCTGTCCACCCTATTGGAAATCCCATTAGCCACTCGACCCACATCGGGTTCAGTTGCCCACCGATCTTTCCAGGTAAGTCTTTCCCTTTTTGGAATCCTCCTGCTGTCCCCTTCCAATCTCTCGCTTGTGGAGTCGGAAAGAACTGAACATATCTCCCTAGTCCTATTGATCCGTCCGACCCCTTCCGATTGACTTTCCTTATCGTTCCTGTGCTGTTCATTTTGTACTTGTCGTTCTTTCCAATTATTGCCCCCGTTGTTCCGTCCGATGCTGTTGGAGTGGGCAACAATGAATGTTCTGTCTCGTCTATGTTTGGCGTTGACGGCACAAGCCGGTATAACAAACGATTGTACTTCGTAGCCGATACTTTCCAAGTCAGAAATCGTTCTGTCGAGTTCCATGTTGACGAAGTTAGCAACATTTTCACCAACAACCCAAGCTGGTTTGATTTCTTTGATGATCCTAAACATTTCTGGCCAGAGGTCGCGGTCATCTTCCGTGCCTTTTCGCTTCCCGGCAATACTGTAAGGTTGGCAAGGGAATCCCCCTGAAATAATGTCAATTGTTCCAACGTCTATGCCCCTTTCTTCTAAAGCTTGTCTATTTAAAGTTCGTATATCATCAAATATTGGTACATCTGGCCAATGCTTGTTTAATACTTTTTGGCAAAATGGTTCACGTTCACAAAGTGCAATTGTTTCAATACCCGCCCATTCAGCACCAAGACTGATTCCTCCGATTCCAGCGAATAACTCTATAGATTTCATGATCAGAACCAACTATCGTGCGGACTCTTAACAATCACATTCTTAGCCCGTTCCGCTTGTAACCGTTTGGTTGCTTCTCTATGTGTTAATCCTTCTGTTTCGCAGCCTAACTGCCTTAATTGTTCGATGGTATGCCCTGCAATCCGTTCTTTTTCAAAGTCTGCTATTTTCATAGTGCAACCCCCTTTAGTCTGTTGCGTTGTTTTTGCATTAATTGTTCATTGAATTCCTTTGAGTCTTGTTCGTAGTCGCCTTCTTTACCTACACATACAACGTGTATCCCATCTTCTTTAACCCTTTCGCGATGTTGCCGTGATTTATAAAAAGCGAATGCATTCATTGAAACACCTAGACGTCTAGCGCAATTTGCGGGTGTGTCTATAAACAAGAATTCATCCCCGCGATACACCGCATATTCATTAGGATTTATACTAGTATCTTTGTAAACTCTTTTTCGTACTGTTCTATTGCTCTTAGTTTCAAGTCCTAACTTGTCAGCCCATCCAGAATACTTTCTGGTTCGAGATATTCTTCTGTCAAGATTTTTAAAACCATTTTCCCGCAACTCTTTTGTTGTCGGCATGCGGTTTATGTCGAGTGCTTGCATAGCTTCTCTGATTTCTTTTTCAATATTTTCATCACTTAATTTAAACGTCTTTTTTACTTCGAGTCCTAATTTGTTTGCCCACTTTTCAATGCCGCCATTTTTCCATATAGCTGAATATAGTTTATATCCATAACTATCTATAATTTCTCTACTGGTAGGCATGCGGTTTATGTTTAAATCTTTCATCACTTTGAATACTTCTTTTTCAATATTTTCTTCTGTCCATCTCATTTACTCCACCCTCCTTGTGAAGGAGAGTGCAACCTCCGCTGCAACTCCTTACAAGCTTTGTATTTCATATCCGATATACATGGTTCATGTAGTGCTATTTGAATTAACTGTTGTTTGGTTGCTTGTTCGTATCTCATGATTAAAAGGGTAAGTCCGATTCACTAATATCAACTGGTTGTCCTTCACTTTCTGGAATACCACCTGTTTCTTTCTTGTCATCTAGGAAAACAATTTGATTAGCAATCACAACGTGCTTACTGCGCTTCTGTCCGTCTTTCTCCCAGCGCTCTTGCTGTAATTTACCACTTACTAATACTTTGCTACCCTTTGATGTGAATTTGTTCGTATTAAGCCCTAAATGTTTAAAAGCAGTAACATCTATAAAATCCGTATGATCTTTTCTGAATGAATCTCCTACTGCTAAAGTTCCGTTCATGATTTCTGTTCCGTTATTTGCAACTCTAATTTCTGTATCGGCCACCCAACGGCCAACTAAGGTAATATTGTTATACATGTAAATTCCTCCCGAATATATGTTCCCGTTGCCATACCAGCCACTATACGGTAATATGATAATGGGTATTTATGTGAAAATAATGTAATCGTAATATAAAGGCTTGCTTTGATACGTGATAATCTGTGTTAGTGTATCACCGTCTATTGTTTCATGGTGTACCTCTTGAACGTATATTTTTATAAGATCACCGCCTCAATAACTGCTCTCTAAACCCTTCAAACCATTTCCTAACATCTTTCCGACTATGTGCTAGTGTGTGACAATCCCTACATACTGTTGCACCGTTTGTTGCTTCTCCCGTTCCACCTTGTGACTTGTAAATAATGTGATGTGGTACAGATTCGATATAATAAGATTCACACCTAACACATCTCCAATCATCACGTTCGAATATTTCTTGTTTCGTTTTCTCGGAAAAGTTTTTGCTTTTCTTCTTGATACGTTTTGATTTTAATTGTTGTTCTTTGCTATACATTTTCTATCGTCCATTTACCAGTTAACATTGTATTAAAAGATGCGTCCGCTATATCAAGCTTAATTAACATGTCATGCATCAAATCCTTATTAACGACATAATAATCAAATTCCCTGTAATGGAGTCTTACTTCTTTTCCTTCCCTTAAAGCCTTCATAGCTTCTTCAAAAGATACATATCGAGGACGAATTTTCCAATTTTCATTTTGATAGACTTTGTTCATTCTTCTTGAAAAATTATTTTCCATGATTTTATGAGTAGATGGTTCAAACATCAATTCCCCACCTTCCCAACTTGCTTCATCACCACTTTGACTGATAGCAACTTCCCTAACCGTCAACTGATCTATCATTTCACCTGTAGTAAGCCATTTATTCATTCTCATAACCCCCAATTAATTTATTCAAATACCATTGAGCCTTTTTTAAATCCTCTACTCCGCCCTTTTTCTGGAATCTCATAACATATTTGATGACATTTCCCGTACATACTGCATTGATTCCTTGTAATCCCTCGGTAGCTTGTTCTATAATGTCGATTACTTCCGTTTTACCTTGGTAATGATCTGGATGATTTACGTTGTCGGATTCTTCTTTATGGATCATTAACCACTCTTTTTCACCTAATTTTCTAGCAACCGTTGCATCTCCATAGTGTTTAATAAAATTACCTGTTGAATTGCCATAAACCTCAAAACCTCCATGGGTTTGAATTGCAGTATATCTTTTTTTGCCCAGCGTTCCGTTCATTTCAAATTCAAAGTATTTAGGAATCATTTCACTACCTCCAAGAATTTATTTTGTAAATCCTTTCTCACCCTGCATCTATAGGTGCGTTTTTGTTGTTTCTGCTTTTCTGTTTGTATATTTTCAATAGCTTTGTTTAACTCTTTAAGATGTTTTTGCATATTTTGCGTTGCATTAATTAGGTGTACCAGTAATTCATTTTCATTTTTAAGCATCCTGCGCTCCTGTCTCATGTTTTTTATTTCTTTTGACAGCCTATACCCCTCAGAAGCATTAAAACTAGTCAGTTCGATCGTATGGAGCAAATCCTGTGTTTCGCTATGAAAATCAGCTATTTTTGTTTTATTGTTTTTGTATCTCTTAGGTATACCCTCTATGGCATCCCTTAGAAATACTGCTGTTTGTTCGATATCCTCATACATCTAATAACCTCCTAAAAATGACGGGATTTCTGTTGCTTTGTCTCTTAGATGCTTTATAGTTAAATTTATCGGTTCATTTTTTTTATTGTATTTGGTCATAAGTTGTTCTGGATCACATATACTCATATCAATAGGCTTGTACATCTGGCTGAAACAATAAGAAGTCGCTTGCTTTTCATTGGCAGCCAAAATGTACACAGTCTGATAAGCCTTGTTTTCTACTTGCACTTCGAATACACATGGTTTATAATTAATATTAAGTTTATTTTTGTATTCGGTGATAAGTTCATTCATTCGCGGTTTGAACTTATCTTGAAGGTAGAACATGATCTTGTCTTTTGCGTCATCAAAGGACAAGACTTTTTTTTCGTAAACAAGGAACATAATCAATACATATAAGTCTGTCATGTCGTTTCTTACTGCAAATTCGTAATATTCCTTTACTGTCAATCTGTAATCACCCCCGTAGATCGGTTGTAATTTACTGTGATCTGCCCTGTTGCCCCCTCTCGCTGCTTCGATAAATCGATTTCTAAATCATTAGGATTTTCGCTTTCTGCGTTGTAATAACTATCCCGATACAGCAATAAGATTAAATCTGCATCTTGTTCAATACTTCCAGATTCCCTTAAATCGCTTTTCATTGGACGTTTATCCTGTCTTTGTTCGACTTGCCTAGACAATTGCGCTAGAGTAATTACTGGAACATCGTAATCCTTTGCTATTGCTTTCAGTTTCTTACTTGTGTCAGTTACTTTCGCATGATCTGATGTGAATTTCCCTGTATTTTCAATAAGTGTTAGATAATCGATTAATACTAGAATTCGTTTCCCTTTGTATTTCTTTTGTGCTTTTCTTACTTTTGATCGGATATACTGGATTGTCTGGAATGAGTTATCGTATATCTCAAAGTCCAAATTACTTATTTCCCCCACTGCATCCATCCATCGTTTTTGTTTCGATTCTTGCATGTTCTGTGGGTTTCTTGCTTCAAATCCGTTGATCTGCCCAATCGCTGTTGTTAATCGTCTTAGTAAGCTTTTAGCTGACATTTCAAGCGAGAATACCACAGGTACATCCCCGTTTTTCGCTGCTGATAACATAAACTTTAGCATTAGGGCTGTTTTACCCATTGAAGGCCTTGCCCCCATAATGGTACTTGTTTGTGATTGCCAACCGCTTGTTAACATGTCCAGTTTTTCCAAGCCACTTGGTACTCCTGTAATCAAACTGGATTTAGGTTTATTCACTTCGTCTATCATGTCTGCAAGTAATCCGTTTATATCGACCTCTTTTGTTTCACCTTCATCGTTGATCTTCTCCACTTCATCCAGTAGTTCCCTGCTACCTCGTTCTTCTTTAGAAAGCCAATCCTTAACTATTTGATCTGTCGTATTCTGTTTATACACTGTGATTAAGTCTCGTTCGTATGTGTCGTAATGCTCTGGGTTGCCTTTTGTTTCTATGTCTAAGATGTATTCCGGCCCGCCTAGGTCGGCAATTAATTCTGGTTGTTCAGTCATTAAGGAAACATGATCAATAGCTTTATTTTGCTCTGACAATTTAGCCATGGTTTTAAATAACTTCTTATGATGTGATTCTTCAAAATGGTTGATTGATAGATTCGTTTCTTGCAGCAAGGTGTTATCTTTTAAAAAGCATCCAAGGATCTCTTTTTCTAAATAATTCATTAGGCGTTCAACCTCTCTTGCATTTCTTTCCATAACTTCTCTTGTTCTAATTGCTCCCTTGATTTCTTACGTTCTGTTGGTTGTTGTACTGTGCCTTTTTCTTTTTTAACCTTAATTACTAATTGGTCAAATCGTTTCCTTAGTTTACTAGGTGACAGCACATTGGACATTTCGAAGTCATCTTTCTGTACCCAGTCCATTAAATATTTGATTTGTTTTTCACTACGCTTGTCCAGTTCCATCATTTTTCTAATATCATCAGACCATGTTTGCATGTTAGGTGTTTTATGTTCTGGGTTATTATTTCTGATCTTGTCTAAGAAGTATTCAGCCAACTGATAATAAATAGAAGTTTCGTCATAAACTTGTTTAGGACTATTCTTTTTATTATTACCATTATTAACATTATTGTTTGTGTTCAAGTGATGTTCATCTGATGTTCGTTTGTTGTTCATCTGATGTTCATTATCTTGTTCAGTTTTATGCTGGTTACTCTGATAAACATCATAATTGACAATGGTTACAATGCTGTATTTGTTGGTACTTTTGATGTTCAACATTCCGAACTTTTCGAGGTTGTTTAGGTGTCTCCACCAAGTCAACTTATCAAGCTTTTGTTTTGGTTTAACACCTCTGTTCATGTCCTCTGAAAGTGAGTACCTGCCTGTTATAAATTGTCCTCTTTCAAGTTTTACCATCTGATTTCCTACTAGTTGTTCACGCTCTTTGTGAGTAGCTTCGAATAAGCAATAGATCCATAGTTTAAGATAATTTGGATCTGCCCATATGGGGTTTTCCATCAACTTACGATGAAGACTGATATAGCCTTGCATTCATTTGTTCACCCCCTTCCAGTACGTTTAATTTATCGCTCAATGTAAAGCATTTCAGATAGTTCGCAATCCAATTCCTTACAAAGATCACTAATTAATTCTGTGTCGATTCTTTGATGTACTTCATTTCCGAAATGTCTTACTCTTGAATAATGATAGCCTGTCCTTCTTGCCAGTTCGCTGTAGGAACGAATTCCTTTCTTAGCCATAAGTACATGAAGATTATTTCTGATCGGCAATAACTTCACCTCCTCTCGAGGTTTTATAACTATCATACCTAAATTTTACACCTTTGTAGTAAATAATGCAAGTATTAATTTATAACTTTGGTTATATTTTTAAAACCTTTTGTATATAATAGAAGTACAATAGATAAAAAATGTTGCACAAAAGTAATAAAAGTTATATAATATAATCAAAATTTAGTACAAAGAAAGGTGAAAGATTAATGATTAAGAATCGACTTGCAGTCATCATGGCCGAGAAGGATATCAAAAGTGTTTCAGAACTACAACGTATGATTAAAGATGAAGGTCTTACTATTAGCCGCCGCACTTTAGATAAGTTCTACAATAACCAAAACAACAATATTTCTTACGATACTTTAGAAACACTTTGCACCGTTCTTGAATGTGAATTACATGATTTACTAGTTCTTAAAAAATAATGTAACAACGTATTACGTTAATCTAAAAAAATAAAGGAGAATGCAATATGGCACATGTTAGAAAAGATTCGTCACGTCCAACAACTACTATTTCATGGGATAAAGACTTATTAACTAAAGTTGATGATTATCGTTTTGAAAAACGTAAAGATAATCGTAGTATGGCTATTAATGAATTAGCTGCTTATGGTTTAAAGTATGTTGAACTTGTTGAGAAACAAAGAGCCAAGAAACTTGCTAAGGCTTAATTTTATAGCCATTCCCCACAAATCACGCATTCATCGTGATCTGGTTGCATAACTGTTTCACCCGGAATAAAACTCCATTCTTCACTAACAATAGGATGGTGGCATTTTGTCTTGAATAAATTGAATCGTTTTTCTTGTGATTCTTGTTTGTATCTGCATTTAGGACATTCAAGGTATTCGTATGCTAAAATTTCATAACCGCTGATTACAGTACGGTGCTTGTAATAGATATCACCTTTTTTGAATGACCTGTTACACATATGGCATTTACGTTTTAATTTTCTGCTTGCAACCAGACGTTTCACTTAATCACCCCCTTTACATGTACACGTTTATATTCCTCTAATAAAGCTATGGTTACTGGTTGACCTATGGCTTTTTCGATTTGGCGTAATTGTTCTTTTGTCATGACGTTACGCCTTCTTCTAGTAGGTGTGGGTGTTCATATATGTTTCCGATGACTTCAACATCAGTACAATCACAACCAGTAGCCACATCATATCTAGCACCAACAAAATGATGTAATGGTTCTTCTCCGACGTAAAAACCTGCATAATTTTCTCTGTATTCAACTTTCAAGTATTCAATAACATCTTTAGGGGGATGACCGCTTCCGAAAACAACAACAGTTACTGTTCTTTTTAAAATTTCACCCTCATATATCTCCTTACCGTTCTTGTCTTTTAAGCCTGTGTACTGCATGATGACTCCTGTATTTCCGTGAATGTCGTGCAGGTTCTTGTTTTTAGACTCAAATACTACGTATCTACTACTGTTGATAGGTGCTATACCATAATTCATCCTTCCGACACTTGGTCTCCATGCTCTGAATTTGTAATTTCTCATCCCATTTCCTCCTTTACCTCCCATTAAGGGAGGATTGTTTATTTAGTAAACATTAATTGCTTCAAGTTCCCCTTCAGCATCTTCTTTTGAGTATTTTTTAACCTTTTCATATGGATAACCGCATTCTAAAAGAGTTATATGTTCTCTTGTGAAAGTATCCGAAATATCTGTAACGCTAATTGCATCAAATTCTGTATCTTGATATGACCAATGATTATGATTCATGTTGTCCGCCTTTTTCTCTGCTTGTGCAATTACATTTTCATCTGAATCTACTACAACTTGTGCTTTGTAAGACTTTGTAATTTCCAACTCAACTACTTTCATTTTGTTTCCACCTCTCATTATTAGATCGTTTTCTATTCCTTCATTTTTCAAATGTGCTTCCATGCCAATTAGAAATGGTAAATCTTCTCTTTTCATCCCTCTACTCCTTTCAATGCTTCACGTGCTTTATTGCCGTAATCCTTCATTACCTCTGATTCGATAACGTCTGCCATGTCATAAGTGACTTCATATTCGTGGTTGCTTTCATCCGCATAAAACTCCAAAGTCTGTTTGTAGCGTTCTGTTTTCTCATGCATTGACCTCATAACAGGTAAATTGTTACTATTTAAATCTTTTAATCTTTTATTATCTTTCTCCAACTCCTGCACACGTTCTGTTTGTTGAATAAGGTAATCAATAAGCAATTCTTCATAAATTAGCTGTATCGTCTGACCTACTAATCTTTCATTTCCCTTTTTACGGTATACGCCTGCTAATTGCAGCAACCCTTTTGTTCTTTCTAGCCGTTCATCCATCCCTAGACCTCCTTAGAATCTCCTTGATACCCAATCATGTAATTGTTTGTTTTCATTTTTATGATGTAACCAGTATCAAACTTAATAAATATAAAGGCTGAATCAGCACCATGGAAGCTACGCGGGTCAGGTTCATTTAATTCAATTTCTTTAATTTTTCCTTTTATTCCCCAAGGTGTATTACCACCAACACCCAACCATATATCATGGACATAAATTTGATCAATTTCCATCCCTATAAAGCCTCCTTAATCTCTGCTAATGTTTTAGTCGTGCGTTTCACTTCGTTTAAATGGCTTGATAAATCGGTGACAGCTTCTTGATCAATAAGTAGTTCCTTATTATGGATTAACTGTATCGCCCCGAGAATGGAAGCTGTGTAACCTTTAAAACGCCATCCAGATTTCTCTTTCTTGGTTTTTGGATTGTAATATGTTTCGTAGCGTTCTACTGCTAGGTTCATGTCGTCATGTTCTATTACTCTTACATTCTCGATTTCTAGTATGGTTTTTTTAACCTTGTCCATTTGAATCCTCCTGTTTATAAGTGACGTAGATAATAAGTGTTCGATTGCGATAATTCCATTTTTCGATTGCACCAATAGCACAATGTGAATGATTTCTTCCAAGGAAACTTAGTTAAATCTAATCCGCAGCAATAGCATGATTCACCAATATCCGCTTTATGATAAAACTCTTTTTGTTTTATGTCCTCTGCATAACCTGTTGGTATTATCGTTGAGTAAGGGTCATGCGGTATTTTTTCAACTTTTCTCCAAGGAAACCCCCTGTCTCTTTTTAATAAAACATTGATATAATCTATACTTGGTATTCTTCTGTCGTTTGGTTGAACGTCGATTTCTCTTTTCTGAAAACGTCTAGTCTCGGTTAAATCAATATTTTGCGGTAAATTCATTTTATCGGCTTCCCTAAAAATGAACGCACTTTGCGAAAAAAGCTTTTCTTTTTATCGTTGTTCATCCTAAAATTTTCTCCAGATGCAGATAGACTGTTTAATTGGCTTTTTAATTCCTGTATATCTTCTGGTGTTTTGATTTTCATTTCCACATTACGTTTTTCTTTTGACTTGATTTGATTAACCATTTTATCTAGCGTTAATGTGCAATACTCATCTTCCCAATCACCAATATAATAAAATCGGTCAATCACAACGCCTAATTCTTCTTTTTGGAACACTCCGAACAAAATCGGATCTTTATCAATGCGCTCTTTCTCTACTTGACGTTCTACCTCACCTGTGTAATCTGTAAAAACTACGTAGAACTCGTCAAAGATATCTTTTACTTGTTCAACTGCTAATGCGATATCATCGGGTACTTCTCTTTCGTAGTTTCGTAGTTCGATAATTTTCACCACATCGTCTGCAACATTTCGTATATAGTTTGTGATTTCATCCTCGTAAATGAATGTATCTATCCCCATATCTATAACTTGCTTTTCTTTTTCTAACGTCTCCAAGTGAAAAATCAATTTTCTAGCACCTTTGTGTTGACCCGTTTGTTGATATTTATTTAGAAGTTCTAAACTGTTGTCATAAATTCGTGCAATCATTTTATCGTCCGCTTTCTCCTTACGATCTTTTACCATTGTGAAATATTCGCTTGGTGTGTACTTTTCTTCAACCATTTATATCCTCCTAGTTTAATTAGTTTTTATGATAAGTGTTTCATTTTCCGCATTTTGTACAACGCAATCCGTCTCCGTGTTCCGTTTCCTTTCCGCAGTTACCGCAATATGCGATCACCATAAATGCTACCTCCTAGCAGGGGCGACTAAGCACCCCTTAGTATTTTTCTTACTTCTTCTTTGGTATAGCCTAGATCACGGGCTAGTTTGATTAGTTCGTGCCAGGTCATTTTGTAACCTGCTGCGGGAAAATGTTTATTTCCTTGCAGTATTCCAAGTAATCCAGTTTTTCTCTATGTGTTTGTATCTCTTTTGGAGTTATATTTACTTCGATTTCATAAATCATGTCCTCGGATAAATCTTGAAATGGATCTACGAATAAATCTTCATTAACTTGATATGCAATTATAGAAGCCTTACTCAATTCAAAAATATACAGGTAATGAATGAGTTGCCGTTTATAATTGATAGGTACTTTTTCTTTTATGAACCATTCAAACGCCTTTGCTGTCACTTTTACATCTGAAACTTTATCGTTTATAATATAATCGGTGTTTGCTCTGGCGATCCCTTTTACTTTCTGCTTATCACGAATCCCTTTCACGCCATGAATTGATTCGTATAAGTCGATCACATCTGATTCAAGAAGTGTTCCAACTGCCATATTAATGTTGGTAAAGGTTTCGTCAGTCACACCAACTAGCTTTTTTGACCACCAATCAACAAATGTTTTTGATTCATAGTTCATGTAAATCATATTAGCTTCTGAACCGCCTATAAAATTATGTCTGTCATTAGTTGACGTTATCATTTAGAATCACATCCAACTTACTTATAAGGATTTTCTTAGCTGCATGATCTTTAGAACTATAAAGCTTTGAAACTTCTTCTTTGCTGCTTTGTAGAATCCCGTATAAGGTTTCTTTGTTTCCTACTTTTGTAAGCGCCTGTGCAAATAATCTAGTTATCTGATCATTTAACGTCCTGCTTTCATCTTGATTCATTTCCTTTTGTATTTCTTTGTCATCATTTATTAATTGTTCTTCCTTAATCCATAAGCTAAGTCCTAAACCTGTGTTGATTGCTACTGCTTTAACAAATCCCCTTTGTTTTGCTCTGTTGATTTCCAATTGATTCGGACTGTTAACAACGTATATACCGTTAACTACTGGATAATCTTCTTCATATCTCTGACCGTCAATTTCTACCCATACACTCACGAAAGGTGCTTCGCCGTTATGATCATAAAAGCAAGGATAATTGTTCTCGTTTTTGTTCATACCGTAGCGCACTGTTTCCGCTCCATGTTCATGAAGTAACTTAATACAATTCGCCCATTCCAGATAATCTAATTGTAAGTTTGAATTTTTCTTAACTGGACGTTTAGCAACTTCTTTAGTTAAATCAAGATTGAATAAATCTTTAAATGATTTTAAAGCCATTGTTTCCCTCCTACTTTGTGGACATTGAAATAATATTGCTTAATACAAATGTTACTGACCAACCGTTTTCAAGTTTTATCGGACCTGCCCAAGCTGCACCTTTAGCACCTGCATTGTTTATTGAGTTATAGATTTTTTCTGCATCCTTTCCTTTGAAAAGCGCATCTTCTCCATCAACAGTTTTAATTCTTAGACCGTTCATTTAATTACCCTTACATAAAATCCTGTATTGTGTGACCTGCTTCTTTCATTGCATCGCCCGGCATATCCGTTGTAACGAATACTTCATCACTTAATTCGAATAGTGGTTCGAAGTGATCTTTGTATGTGAATTCATCTGCAATAGTGTAGAATTTAATCCCGTTGCGTTGGTAGCTGATTTCATGATCATCACGATCCATTTCTCGTTGTTTTAATGATCTGTTGTTGGATGAGTCAAGGAAATCTTCATTATTAAGAAGTACTTCCATTTGCTTATCATGCTGGGAATATCGAATGTTAATAATCCCTTCTTCTCTTGCTACACCTTTTAATTCAGACAACAATTCTGTTAACTTTTCCATTCTTCGCACGCTCCTCTGATAAGAATTTATTCACAAAGTAAATCTGACCTTTTCCAGTAACCTTCGCTGTTCTGGTTGTTCTTACTGAGCCATCTGGATTCGATATAACTCGTTTCTTAATTTCAAATAATCCTCTGTCCATGCTTGCTTGTGTTGGTAAGTTGTAGCTTTCACCTTTTTTCTTAATTAGATATCCATTATTTCTAAGCCATTTGAATAACCTGTTCTGACCGATGTTAATGTCGTTCTGTTTTAGAATCTTAGCTAGTTCTCCGACTAGTACCGATGTATCAGATGTTTCTACTGCTTTTGCAAACTGTACTTTTGGTTTTTGTAGTTCGATGGTTTGCTCTGCTTGCGCTCGTTTTTGTTGTTCTTCTTTTAAGTTAGTAGCTAGCTTAATGATTGTATCTGGATTTAATAATGTTTCTTCTATTTTCTCTGGTGTCATGTATGCGCCATGTTTTCTGATTGATGGGATTACTTCATGTGTTATCCAGCGTTTGAATTGTTTAGCTTCTGGTTTACGGCTACCTAATACTAAATTGTAGAGTCCATATTCATTGACTACATTGGTTTTTCCTTGACGACCTATGTTGAATATAGACCGTTCATCATTATCTAATTTAGCGACAGCCTGTGTTGTATTTTTGATATCTAAAATCTTGCAAACATCATTCGCCACAAACCAAGCTTCGTTATCCATTTCAATGATTCTTAACTGTTGCCCATCGAACATCTTTGTTAATTGGTTCATCGTATCCTCTCCTTATAATGTGATTAAAAATATAATCAATGTGATAACTAACGATCCGATTAGACTTCCCTTCTTCATCTGAACCCTCCTAACTTGTTATTATTGCGTGATACAGGAATGCTAATGTGATTGTAAATGCTACGATATAGAACCAATCTGTTTTAGTTTTTGGCATTCATATCCTCTCCCTTTGCCGCTTTAATCAATATCCCAAGTGCTTTGATTTGCTGCCTTTCCAAATTTCCGCCGAAAGTTCTTTTTACATTCATTTCCAACCCTCCTTTTCAATGATTAATATTTGTAAGCAATGAGATTAAAAAAAATATTTAACTGAACAATTTAATTCATCGGCTAACTTTTCAAGTAATCCAATAGAAGGTTTTTTTCGATTATTTTCTATTGCATCTATATAGGCTCTGCTTACCCCTATAGATGCTGCCAAAGATTTTTGAGTGTGATTTCTTCTTGTTCGTAAATTTTTCACTTTCTTGCCGTTCAATCAACCTCACCTCCCGACTGCTAACTTTGTGCAATCATTATTGCTAACTATAATTTATCATTACGCTACATATATGTCAATACATAAAATTATTTTTTTGAAATTTATTTTGGATTATATTTTTCATAAGATGTATAATAAGCCGAGAGAGGTGGTGTAAAGCTGTGGAATTAGACAAAGAAATTGGAGAAAAATTGAAGAAGATTAGAAAAGAGAAAACTGGAATGTCAACTAGAGAAGCCGGGCGTAGAATTGGAGTAAGCAATTCTTACGTTTCAAGAATAGAAAACGGAAGAATCCCTAGTCTTTCTACTCTACAAAAGCTATGCGATTTATATGGAATTTCACTACAGTCTTTGTTTGGTAAAGAAGTGGAGACACCTAAAGAACTTGAAGGAAAAGTTAAGTGGATAGCTTTCGGGGAAGAGATGGAAGAAGACGAATTAACGCCAGAAGACATAAAAAGTATACTAAAATTCTTGGACAAGAGAAGTAAAAAAGATTAG